TCATAACCTGAAGGTCGTAGGTTCAAATCCTACTCCCGCAACCAAGCCTATCGAACTTTTGTTCGCAAAGCCGCCCTTCGGGGCGGCTTTTGCATATGTCATTGGAAACTTTGTCAAATCTCCCTCGATGCCCAGAAGGTGCCTGCCTTCTTCCACTTCCTCGACACTGATGGTTTCGACTAGGACCCGCAGAATATCGCGCGCATGGATGACCAATTCGGGTTCTGCGAGGATCGTTTCCAGCTTTCTGACATGCGCTGCGTAGACCTCTTCTAGGTCTGTTGGCAGCATCGGCCGCGCATCTTCGATCTGCCGCTGTTGGGCCTGCAATTTGAGTTTCCGCGCTTCCGCCTTCGATAGGGCTTCAATGAGGGCGGGGCTGTTCACGCCCGCAAGGATCGCGTCGGTTCCATTACGGATTTCAGTCTCTACCGCGCGGAGCTGTCGGGTGACCGAAGCGCGGTCGGCCTGAAGCGACTGTGTCGCATCAGCGAGCGCCCTCGCATACTCGTCACGGAAACGCTTGAACGCATCCGAACCGAGCAGCGCGCGTTTCACGCCGCCCAAGACTGCCTGTTCCGCCTCGTCCTTCAAAAGCCCGGTCATGCCGGTGCATTGGCTGGGCCCCTGTTCTTTGGCCGTTTTGCAGTAGTAGCGTTTGTGCACGGTGCCAGCGATCGTTAGCGGCCCACCGCATTTGGCGCAGCGCAGGAAGCCCGACAGAAGAAACTTGGGGCGGGGGCCGACGCCGCCGCTATTGGAGCCCCGTCGTGGTTTGACCTGGAAGCTGTCTTGGCGCGCCTTCACTCGTGCCCAGAGTTCATCGTCGACGATCCTCAGGTCCGGAACCTCGACGCGAACCCATTCTTCCTCAGGCCGCAGGCGGGAAACGCGCTTTTGGGTTTGGGGGTGTCGACGGTACTCAAGGCGATCCCAGACCCTGACGCCGATATAGAGCTCATTGTTCAGAATGCCGGTGCCGCGCTTGCGGTTGCCGAAGACGGTGTTCTGGCGCCAAGCTCTTCCGCTCGGGCTTGGGATTCCGTCCTGGTTCAGTTGGTCGACGATCTTCTTGGGCGATATCCCCTCTGCAAACTCTGTCAGGATGCGGCGGACGATTTGCGCCTCGCCCTCATCGATGACCAGCGCACCCTTGATCTTGTCGCCTCGTTCGTCTCTGGGGATGACATAGCCGTAAGAGCGGCCGCCAGCGCTTTTCCCTGCGGCCACGTTGCCCGCAAGACCGCGGTGGGCCTGTAGGGCGATGGATTTCAACAAGGCGCCACTCATCAGCGACTTCAGCCCCATGTTCAGCGCGTTAGCCTCGCCATCAATGATCGTCATAATCTTGACGTCATGAAAGGCGCAGAGCTTCTCTAGCTGAGCGCTGTGCTCACCGTCGCGGGTCAGGCGCTCGATGTTCTCGGCCACCACGACCTCGACCATCCCGCCTTCGATTCCGCGCAGTAGTTCCTGATAACCGGGCCGGTGATCGCTATACCCCGTGAGCTCCGCGTCGGTCAGGATGCGTTCGATGTGCCAGCCGTGCCGATCGGCGAACCGCTGACATTCTGAAATTTGGTCATCGAGGGACTTCTGGGTCTGCTTGTTGGTAGAGTAGCGTGCATAGAGCCAGGCGCGGGGCATAGCTGTGCCGGTGGGTTTGATCATGAGGTATTCCTCAACTGGGTATCGGCGCCTGAAGTGTTTGTCAGGCGGGAGGGTTCAGAAAATCCACCAGACGCAAAGCCAAAACAGAATGCCAAAGACGGTTCCGATTACAAAGCCACTGCCGTCCGCCAACTTGCGCTTTGATGGTTTTTCGAGTTCAGAAAAAGTTTGGTTTGCAGTGCTTAGATAAGGGATTGCTCTCCGCTGCTCACATTCGGCGCAGGTGCAGTCGTTATCCGTGCGGGGGCAACCATCAAGGCACTGGTCCTGCACTTCATACATGGCCTTCCTCCCCGGCATGAACGCCCTTTATATTGCACAACGGTTACCCTGACTATCTTTAGTTAGCTGCGTCGATCTCGCGCTGCGGGCTGATGGGAGCGTCAGGCTCCCCGGTCGCAGTCATTTCTCGGGAGATATGCCGCGCGAGGAGAACGATCATGCCCTCTAGCGCGATGTCGCAGGCCGATGGGGCGGGACTGGTAGCTGCCGTACCGTCGGTCTTTCGTTGGCGATCAGTTCTCGGTGTTGGACGGGCGGTTGTGATCTGGGTCATGCCAACGCCCTCAAAACCAGTGATACCAGAGCGACCAGCGCAAGGCCGACCGCTATGGTTGGCGTCGCAATACAAAGCAGCCTGTTAATAGGTGGCATTACGTGTCCTCCTGTCTGATCAGCGGTTGCACTTGTGCCGCAGCGGCTGCGGCGAACGCGCCAGTGCCGCTGCACGGGTCCATGATGGCGCTGGTGTGTGCTAAGCCTTGGCCTGCCATCGCCATTTCGATAACTGCACGCGGTTTGATCACTGGGCGGATCGACTGCTCGAAAGCAGTGCAAAGGTCTTTTGTGGTCACGCTGCCTCTCCCTTCATGGTTTCGGGTATCCAGCTGTCGATCGCGGCAACCTCGGAGCGGCTCAGACCCAAGGCTTCCTGCGTGCTGGCGTCGTTGAATAGCTTTTCGAGTTCCTTGCGTTTCTCGCCGACCTTCAGCTTGGCGAAGCGTTCCATCTGATCCTCGCGCTCGTCGGTCACCACTAGTTCACGCCAGATGCGATCAAGCGCCTCGGAGCGGCAGGCGTTAAACAGGCTTTCTGCTGTCGGTGTCCAGATGCTCCGCGGGGTAACGTCTAGCCGTTGCATCAGAGTGCGGTTGGCGGCGCTGGCAAAGGGTGCATTCATGGTACGGGCGAGCAGGGTGGTCAGCACCTGATTGCGATGCTTCTTGCCCTTCGCGATGAACGCATCGAAGGCCGCGTCGAAGTCTTCCAGAGATAATGTGACAGGGTCGTCGCCTTCGCCTGTCACACGCTTGTCGGCCGTGATGCTATCGGCGACTTCAGGCAGGCTCAGTTGCTCTTCGGCACGGATGTTAAAGGGGCCAGAGAAACTCGGCATCTCGGCCCAAAGCTGGAATGCCAACAGATCGAGGGCCAGTTCTGGCTGGGTGATCATCCGCGTCTGTAGTGCCAGCCGTTCGATGCGGCGCAGGTCTTCGATCCCGGCTTGGGTGATTGGCGCCTTCGGGGCGATCTTCTCGACCTCATCACCCTCAGTGTCGGGGCTTAAGCCGGGGCGCTGTTGGGCAGGCAGGTAGGCGGAGCTGATCTCCAGCTTTCCATCGCGATCTACCAGTACGAAAACGGTCGCAGCCTCCCGCTCTTCGTCTTTGTAGTCGCCGAGCATTCTTTGTTCGAGCGCGTCAAACTCTGCCTTCTCGGCGTCGGTGAAGCTTTGCGTTTCGCCGAGTTCGCAAAGCTCTGCATGTCGGGTGGCGTCAGCCTCGGTCAGGTCGATGGCCTGGCGGTAAATCCGCGTCATGCCTTCGGTATGCTGGTAGCCAACCCACGATTCAAAGACAGGGACAGCCCGGGCAAAACCCTCGCTTGCCTGAAAATCCTCGGCAGCCTTGATCAACTTTGTTTCGAACAGCTGATGGATCAGTTCCGCGTTGTGCAGCCGGGATTGATCGCTGAACAGGTCCTCGTCGAGCGTACCCCCTTCAGCCCGGTAGAGGTCCAGACCGATAAACTGCACGCGGCGATCCGATGAGGGCACATTGCCTTCCATCAACTGATGACGCAGCCGGTCAGCGGAATAGCGATGCTCTGTCGCCAGCTTCAAAGCCTGTGCCTCACGCTCTGCGCCGCCGGTCACGGTGAGCACCTGAGCGATGTCGAGAGTGATGTTTCCGGATCGTAAGGCATCGAGCGTGGAGGCCGACAAGCCAGCCAACTTCAGGCGGCGCTGAACGTGCGCCCGGGTTTGGCCGAAAGCCGCTGCGATCTGATCGGCATCGCTGCCGTGATCGGCCATGGCGGCATAGGCGCGGATTTCGTCTGCCGGATGCAGCGGGCGCTGCGTGGCACCCTCTGACCCTGCCCAACTGCGTGCCAGTGCGTGGTCGGTGGTAACGTTCACCGGGATCGCATCGAAGTCGATGTCTGCGCTGTCGGCAAAATCGCTGCCCTGAGCGCGCAGGTGTTCCAGTGCCCTAAGTCGCCGGCCGCCAGCGACAATGCCCAGCTTCCCGTCCTCGTCCAGCGCGTTGAGGTTCTGCATCAGGCCGTTGATGGACAGCGATTTCGCGAGCGCAGCGATGTCTTCGGGGTCGTGAACTTGACGCGGATTGAAGGCATGCAGCGAGAGGTCATCAAGCGGCACGGTGCGGGTGGTCGACATGGGGGATTGGTCGGTCATAGAGGCTCCGATTATTGGGGGGATTTGGTCCAGCGCACATACAGAGTGAGCCCGAATAGGGTCAGTCGCTCTACGCGGTAGGTGCAGCCAAAGCCCGGTACTGTTTCGGTGGTCCATTTCATGCGTCAGCCCTCAGCAAGCGCCGCAGTAGAGCGCGAGGTTCGGCGTGATTTGGATTTGCGCGATCGCGGTGCTCGCGGCGGTAGCAATGCTGGCGACCAGTGCGGCGAGCAGCAGAGCAAACAGAATGACGCCGAGATAGGCAGGCCACCGGCGGGACTGAACGCAGCGCGAGGGTTCATGCAGCCACGGTCCGCTACCTTCCATCGCTCGGAGCCTCGCAAGGGTGTCGGTGTGCTGGTCTTGCTGTCGCTGTTCATCGCGCTGGACTGCCATCATTTCCTCCAATGCTTTGGTGAGGTCGGGGCGACTGCGGCTGAGCGGGGCGCTCATGCCGCTGTCTTTTCGAGAGTGTCGCGCAGAGTTCGTACGCGGTGAGCGTCATCGCCGTTCCGATCCAGCAATAGGATCGTGTCGCAGGCAGCGATCACGGCAGCATCGGAATAGTGGCAGCAATCTGCGATTATGCCGCGGGCATGGGCGAGGTCTGCTTCATCCTTGGTCATCATGGGAACAAACCCTTCTGCGTGTTGTCGCCGGGGCGGATGATGGCGACGCTTTCAAGCACGAGGTGCGGCGCGCCGGTGCTTTCAGCCAGTTGGCTGGCTGCTTGGGCCGCATCCTCAAGGGTGCTGTAGCGCTGGCGGGGCTCGGTGCGAGCGCCGGGGCCGGCAGGTTTCCGGCAGATCATCCAGAAGCGTGCAAACTGTGGAAGCTCGGACATTACGCCACCTCTTTCGGCGACGCGGCAACCGCAGCTGCACAAATTTCAGCAGCTGGCGCTTTAGGGCAGGTGGCCTGCAAAACCACGGTAACTTCACCGGGATAGCTTTGGTGGATTACAGCGTGGCAGAGCTTACGATCGCAGCGGTGAAGGCTGCGCCACTTCGCGATGTGGAAGCTCCCGTGCATCAGGCCGATCGGTTCATTCCGATGGGGTGCGCCGATGCTGAACCCGGCATCCTTCGCCGCGGCGACGGCACTTTCGAGATCAGGGAATGTGAGCTTCATGCCGCATCACCGCTGGTGCTCTGTGCGACATGCTGGCGAATGCGGTCGAGGATGCGTGGGGTGCGACTTTCGAAGTCTGCCAGTACCGGATTGAACGGTTCAGCCTTAACGATATGCGCTGGCGGGCCGAGGCGATCGAGGTCTACGCGCTTGCCGCGCTCGGCCATGAGGATGTCCCATGCGCAGGCAAGTATCGCGGGTTGCGTGTGAAAGTGTTCGGGGTTCGTGACGATCGCGTGGGCGGTGTGAATGGTTTTTGTCCAACAGTTCGATTGCATGCCATACTCCCTTTCCCCATTCTGGTAACTCACAGAAATTACTTTAGTCAATATAAAGTTTTCTATTAGTAACATTTAGAGGTTAGGGGGGGCTTAGTGCTGCTTCGGCGCGCGTGCTGGGTCGCTTCGATGTGTGTGTAGGTTCAGCGTGCGGCGTGATGCGGGCTTTGGTGGGGCCTATTGGGTGATCGCTTTAAGTCCGCTAATGAGCATAGAGGGGCGCAGCGCACAGTTGCCTGAGCGCGGGACTGGTGCCTGAAGGCATTTCAGTTGGTGGGCTGCAAATGTTTCTTGCTCTTCGACCCTGGGGTGCCGTGCCAGCTGAATCGGTTGCTAAATGGACGGCTCTCGCGTGAGTGGTCTGGGAATGCGCTGAGAGTTGTCCAGATCTTTGGGGTAGGTGCGCGTGGCGGCGATGACCTTGCCTAGTACTCTTAATTCTTTGCGATCTGAGTGAAGGGCTGGTTCATTATTCGAGTGCGTTACGAACCATGGTTTTACATAGCGGACTACAGTCCGGCGCCACAGCTTGCCTTCTAAAAGTAGTTCAAGAACGACAAGATCGTTGATCTGAAGCTCATACTCTCGATCAACGAATACTCTATCGTCTTCCTCAAGGTTAAATCCGGCAAGTGTTTCCGTCATTTCCATTAGGTCGACCGAGTGGCCTCGTATGTCGAGCGCTCGCAGCGCAGCATGTATCTGTGGCATTGGTATGCGCAAGTGTTTGATCGAGCTTCGACCGATTGAGCCGCGAGCGTCTTCTTCCCCGTCGAACAGCGAGCCAATTGGTAAATCAAGGTAGTCGGCCAGGCGCTCAAGTAGGGCTGGCGAGGGGGCGCGCTTGCCCGTGAGTAAGAGACTCATGTAGCCTCTCGATATCTCGAGTTCGTCAGCAAGTGCGCTTTGCTTGATGCCGCGTTCTGACAGAATTTTCTTAAGTGCGAGTGTCATGGGCGCGTCATTGCACACTGGCTCTGTCTTGCCGATGGACTGCCAGAAAATTGTTTCTCGCAGTAAATAATCGATGTTGACATATAAATGTTTCTGAGAGAAATATTTATCTTATGTTGAAGCAGCATATAGAAGACAGCCAAAAGTCGCGGCGTGAGTGGGCTGATGACCTCAAAGTCAGCATTTCCTATCTGTCGTTGCTCTGTAATGGTCGCAAAGTTCCAAGTCTGGAACTTGCTGTGCGCATTGACAGGTTGACCCAAGGTGAGGTGCCAGCAGTCAGCTGGGTGCATAGCCGGAATGAGGAGCCCTGCTCTCTCGGAGAGGCACGTCATTCTGATAACGATGCTGACGAAGGTACCAGTAAAAAGGGGGTCGCTTGATGCTGCACCTTTCGTTCCTTCTCGATCAGAATTCCCTGCCATGCATTGAACCTGCTTTGGCCACTGCATCAAAACCATGGAAACAAACATGAAGATTTCCAGCCAAGCCCTTTCCGATAAGATCGACGCGGCACTTCGTCTGCGGGTGGGCCACGGCAAGACCTATTCGTTTGAGGCTTTGGAAGAGGTCACAGGCATCAAGGCCCGAACCCTTCGCAGCTATGAAGAGGGGGTGACGCCGACCGCAGCTGGCCTGATGTCGCTCTTCGCCGCACTGGGGCCGGGGTTCACTTCCGACATTTTGGCCATGGTAGGGCAATCGGCTCGAAAGGGTGAGGGTTGCCAGCCTGAGCACATGCCGACGCTTTGCGCCGCGACCGCGTTCTCATCGCTTTTGGCGGAGGCGCTGACTGATGGTCACGTCGATCATCGTGAAGCTGCTGTGCTGCGCCCGATTGCCGTGGAACTGATGGAGTTGCTGGCGCCGATTGCCGGCGGAAAGCCGGCTGCTGTGCGGACTGGCGGTGGGGTGTGACCAATTCAGCGGTCTCGGTTGTTCGATTTCGTCATTCGCAGGCTCCGGAGGGGCATCTTTGCGTTCCCTCTGTCGAGCTGCGGTTCTGGGGCGGTGCGCAGCGTCTGGGGATGCGCTCCGCCCCATCCAATTCGCGTGGCAAAGCTTTCGTGGGGCTAATCGTAGAGGATTTGGCTTATGGTCATTGATCTTCACGCGCGGGAAATCCGCCAAATTCTGAAAAGAGAAGGGGACCACTCAAAGCGCGCCATATCACTATTCAAATATGTCGCGCGGCAACCAGATGATCAACATTTGGCTTGTGTTTCCATTCTAGTCCAAGAGCTCGTCGCGTTGCAGGCGCTCGTTTCAGTAGGCCGGGTATTCAGTCAGTGCGAGCGCCCAGAAAACAGGTGCACTCTTCATTCCGGCAGGGGGGAAATATGAGCGCCGTGCGTCATTTCGGGTCGTGCACGCTCTATCTTGGTGATGCGCTGGATGTTTTGCGGGGCCTCGAAGGTCAGGCAGACCTGCTGGTCACTGACCCGCCTTACCGGCTGACCTCTGGTGGAAATCGTGCCGGTGCGATGGGCGGCAAACTGTCCGCCGTGAATTACGATAACAGCGGTTTGCTCATGGATGTGGTCGAATGGGGCGATATCGGCGGGCCGATCTACCGCGCCCTGTCACCGGATGCCGACGCCTATGTGATGTGCGACGACAAGAACCTGTTTGCCGCTCATGCGGGGTTTCTGGGTGCGGGGTTCCGGTTTCACAGTCTGCTGACCTGGGATAAGATCGTACCCTCCCGAACGCGCTTCTACATGAAGGACAGCGAGTTCACGCTCTACCTTTGGAAGGGGCGTGCGCGAGACATCGCGAATGGTGGCGATAAGCGGATCACGCGCATGGCGCGTCCTGCGGGGGCTGTGCATCCGACGCAAAAGCCGGTCGAGCTCATGGCGCGCTATATCGCAAATTCCAGCCGCGCAGGCGATCTTGTCCTTGATCCTTTCATGGGGGCCGGCACCACGCTGGTCGCAGCTGCCAATCTGGGCCGCCGTGCCATTGGGATCGAGAAGAATCCTGATCATTTTGAGGCGGCTTGTGCCCGCGTTCAGGCCGCTATGACGGAGGTCGCCTGATGGTCGCCTATAACTTCTCGCCAGAGGACGCCCGCGCTATCATCTTTGGCATCAAGGCCAGCGTGATCAAGCCTCATGGCAAGCGGCCCCATGTGGCGGTCGGCGGCACTGTCCATGCTTTTTGCGGCGCTGTGCCACCGCTCTGGATGAAGTCGCCGGAGTGCCACCGCCTGATTGTCGCGCCCTGTAGCCGCTCCGAAGAGATCGTCATCGAGGCTGACAAGGTAACCCTTGGCAATGCTGTGATGGTCACGCCGGATTGGTTTGAGACACTCGCGCGCGATGAGGGCTTTGGCGACTTCGGTTCGCTACAGGTCCACTATGACCGCCTCTATGGATTGCCTTTCCGGGGGCAGTACATCCGCTGGCGGCCTGACAGGGCGGAGTTCCGCGCCCAGTGGCCGCTGATCATTAAGCCGCCCGGTTCACCCGACAGCACAGACCAGGCGGCGCAGCCTCCGTAAGAGGGGCGCGTCGTTCTGAAAACCAATCGGAATGGTTCGGCAGGCGGTTAAAGCAGGCCGACAAGTAAGGCATAGGCACGGCGTTTCGTCGTGCCAACAGGCATGTGAGGACGGAACCTGTGGACCCAAGGCGCAAATACGACATTGAGCCGTCTCCCTTCGAGGGGGAACTTCGCGTTATTGCGCCGGAAGAGTGGCGCCAGCAGCGATGGGGCTGGATGGAAAGCGTCCGCCGCGACAGCACCCTGAGCCCTATGGCAAGGCTTGTCGCCGACACGTTGGTGCTGGAGTTCGCCAACCGCGAAACCCACCGGTGCGATCCGTCCCGGCGTCAGCTGGCTGAGATTCACGGCTGCTCAGATGACACGATCAAGCGGGTAATCAAGGAACTGGTCGACGCTGAATGGATCGTTGTTCTTGCGGGTGTCGGCCGGGGGCGTAGCACGCAATATGGCTTCCTCACACGGGCCAAGATCGTGCAGCTAAAAGGGGGTAAAAATGCACCCTTAAAAGGGGGTAGAAATGCCCCCTTTCCTGTCTCGCAAAAGGGGGCAGATTTGCACGGAAAAGGGGGCAAATCTGCTTTTGTGCATAATATAGATAAACCACAGAAGAACCAAAGGGCGCAGGGCGCGAAGTTTTCCAAAAACCTGATGGTTCAGCGCGATGCGCAAGATGCCGTCGCCAGATGGCGTGAAGGTCGGGCTGATGCGCTTACCGATCTTAAACCGTGGATCGCCGATCACATCATCGCTGCGAAGCTGCTCACCGATGCCGAACAGGCAGCGGCGGGACTGGGTTGAGAAAAGGGGAATGGGGCAAATGGATCAGATCACAACCACCGACAGCGCGCAGGAAGCCGCTGCGCCGCAGGAAACCAACCGGGCCCGGGTGCGCAGGCTCTTCATCGATCCGCTGGTGAAAGACGGGATGCGGTTCAAGCATCACACCTCGGCCGAAGATCAGCGGCGCAAGCTGGATCAGATGGCGGATGACCTTGGGTATCTCTCCGACGAGTCCCTGCGGGTGCTGGCTGCCTGCATGCGCACCAAGGGCGAAGGTACGAACAAGGTCTTCTGGCCCAGCCGGGTCAGCCTTCTTGGATTTGCTGAGGCACGAGAGCGCATGCCGTTGCAGGATGTGCCGGGGCTGCGGTCGTGGTTCGTATCGGCAGCCGGGCGCAAGGCAGCCGCAGTGCCGGGCCGACTGGTCGCTGAGTATGCGTTCTGGAAAAGCCACAAGCGCCCGCCGCTCGCCGATCGCGAATGGGCCGGGATCAACGAGCGGGCCGCGGACTATGCGCGCCGGGTCGAACTGATCGAGGATCGCCAAGCGCGCGGCGTGCTGGTGACCGGCGAAGAGCGGAACTGGCTACGGCGCTATCACGAAACCGAAGCCATGCTGCGCGGCTGGTTGGATGAGAAGGGCGCATGATGCAGATGGTACCTTTGAAGGCTGAGGCGATGGGCCGCGTGCGTAAGCCGATCTCAATCCAGCGGCTGTTGGAATGGGCATTCGCCGATGAGTGCGCTTCGATCGACTTTGAGGATGAGGGCACATTGGCTCCGGGCTATGGCCATGTCGGCAACGCTTACCGCATGGCGCAGCGCGGGCTGTTGGGCTGCAAGATCGATGGCGGCGGCCGGTCGTACCCAGACCATGATGCTGACATCGTTGCCTCAGCGGTGGCCGTGCTGCCCGAGGGCTGCGGTGGCCGGCGCATGGCGGTGCAGATTGCTGAGTTGGCGCGGGCGCGTGCTGTGCCGGAAGCCTATGTCGGCGTGACGCCGCGATGCGTGCCGGTGGGCTGGCACCAGAAGCGGTTTGAAGGTCAGAAGGCCGCGACCGAGCATGTCTGCTGGTTGAGCGAAGTTGGTCCGCGTAAAGTGAAGCGGTTCGAAAGCCGGGTCTGCCCTGTGACCTATCAACCCCAAGCGAGCATGATCGCGGGCGCTCGACGTGATTATCTTCAATGGTGGTCAGCACTGCTCGAGCTACGGGTAAACCTCGGTTTCTGTTCATCTTTGTCGCGTTGGAGCGTCAGTGATGAGATGCCTTCTAGGCAGCCTTGGCGGCAGGCTGCTTTAAAAAGTTGTTGATCGCTAATTTGGTGGGGGCTATACAACCGACATGCACCCCAATAGCGCCCGGAGAGGATCACCCTCTCCGGGCGAGTTGCGTTTGTGGGTGGGCGGAGGTGTCGCGTGGGTAGGCTTGCTGGTCGTGGCATGGGCGCGCGGATCGGTCGGACTGCATCGCGGTTGAATGCGGACCCAAAGAAGCCTGTCAAAGCCGAAGGCCCGCGCCACTCGTCGCACCGCTGGTATTCACTGGCCCGCTGGCGTCGGTTGCGCTGGTCGGTTCTCGAAGAGGCGCGCTTCACCTGCGCTTGGTGCAAACGGATCGAAGCGAACACATCAAAGCTGGTGGCTGACCATAAGCGCCCACATCGTGGTGATCCGGACCTGTTCTGGGATCGCAACAACCTTCAGTGCCTCTGCAAAGCCTGCCACGACAGCGAGAAGCAGCGGCAGGAACGCCGAGGGGAGGGGGGGTAAAAGTCTGCCACCCCGCCAGAGCGGAAACCGGCAGCCCCATCATTCGGAGATTTTTTTCTGGTGGATCAGAGATTTGACTTGCTGGGTGACCCTATTCCTGAGGGGCGCGGTGGTCCGGGTCGAACCGGTCATATCGCCACTTCTAAAAATGCGAGTAAGATCAGAGCCTTGCTGGTCGCGGGTTTGAATAACTCGCAGATCGCGCGGGAACTGGGCATCAGCGTACCGACGCTGAGGAAGCATTATTTTCAAAGTGGGAAAGTCAAGGCCAAGCTGGCGCGGGAGATGGCGATCGCAGAAATGCGGGCTCGCAATATCCTCCGGCTCGATGCCCAGGCGGACAAAGGCAGCGTCTCGGCCATGCGTGCACTGGAGCCGCTGCTTGAGAAGGCGGAGCGTGAGATCGCCGAGCGCGAGATGGGCAGCGATCAGCCGCGCCAGCAATCGCCGGGGGTTAAACAGCGCCGCGAACTTATGGGGCATGAGGCGGACGATGAACTCGAGCGCGAACTGAGCCAAGAATCGAGCCATGGACTCCACTGAGCCGCTGCCGCGGTTCGCCTGTCCGGATTGGTGGGAGCGGCTGCGCCGCCGCGAGACACCAATGGCCGATGTGCCGCTGAATGAGGCCAAGGCGCGCAAGGCGCTGGCATTCTTCAACCGGCTCCGGCTGCCCGATGTCGCAGGCAACCCGCCGATGAGCGAAGCCTGCGGCGATTGGTTCCGCGATGTGCTGGTCGCCTTTCTGGCCAGCGAGGATCCGGAGACGAAGGAAAGGCTCGTCTGGGAACTGCTCTGCATGGTTCCGAAGAAGAGCTCGAAGACAACTTATAGCGCGGGGCTCGCATTGACCGCGCTTTACATGAACGAGTCACCCAACGGTCAGATGCTACTGATCGGGCCATCGCAGAACATCTCGAACCGCCTCTTCGATCAGGCGCAGGGCATGATCCGGCTGGATGAGAAACTGGCCAAGGTCTTCCGGGTTCAGGATCACACCAAGACGATCACACGCTACAAAACAGGCACGGAACTGGAGGTGAAGACCTTCGACACCTCGATCGTAACCGGAGAAATCCCGGTTATGACAATCATCGATGAGTTGCACGAACTCGGAAAGAAGAACGGCGCGCAGCAGGTGATGCAACAGATCAGGGGCGGCGGGATCACCATGACCGGTGGTCAGCTGATGATGATCACCACCCAGTCGGACAAAGAGCCGGCGGGCATTTGGAAGGCCGAGATCGGCAAGGCCCGGGCGATCCGGGACGGTAAAGCTGGCTCGCGGCCGATCATGTTGCCGGTGCTCTATGAGTTTCCGGAGGCATTGCAGAAAAAGGAGCGGTACTGGCGCAACCGCGAGAACTGGCCCTTGGTGCTGCCGAACCTCGGCCGCTCTATCAGCCAGCAGCGTCTGGAAGATGATTACACGAACAACGGGGCAATCAGCCCTGAGGCAGAACAGATTTGGATGAGCCAACATCTCAATATTGAGATCGGCTTAGGCTTGCACTCCGAGCGGTGGATCGGCGCGGACCACTGGGCCGGGGCTGGGCGGCCGGAGATGACGCTCGATGAGATCATCGCCTCTTCCGAGGTCTGCGTTGTCGGCCTCGACGGTGGCGGGCTGGACGATCTGTTGGGTGTCTCGGTGTTGGGACGTCACGCGGAAACAAAGCGCTGGATGCACTGGGGCCGGGCTTGGGCGGATCGGGGTGTGCTGACGCTGCGCAAGAGCATCGCGCCCGAACTGCACGAGCTGGTCGAGGCCGGTGATCTGACGCTGGTCGACAACCTCGACGCCGAGGCCAACCCCGAGATCGTAGCGATCTGCCATCGGCTACAGGAGGCGGGGCTGCTGCCAGAAGAAGACGGGATCGGGATGGACCCAGAAGGTGTGGCTTCGATCGTCGACGCGCTGATCGAAGCTGGGTTTGAGATCGAGGACATCCGGGCGATCAGCCAAGGCTACAAGCTGAACGCGGCGATCAAGGGGACGCCCGTTAAGCTGAAGAACAAGACGCTGGTGCATTGCGACCAGCGGCTCATGCGGTGGTGTGTGGGCAATGCGAAGACAGAGACCCGCGGCAATGCCGTGCTGGTGACCAAGGCGCGCAGTGGGTCGGCAAAGATCGACCCGCTCATGGCGCTGTTCAACGCCGTGATGCTGATGAGCTGGAACCCAGTCGGGCACGGTGGGCCATCGGTTTACGAAGAGCGCGGCATTCTGACGTTTTAAGGCGGTGTTATGGGAATTCTAAATCTGTTCCGGCGCCCCGCCGCAGAGAGCAAAAAGGAGGTGCAGGCCAGCGTTCCGGGCGGCGCTGTGTTCAACGGTCTGGATGATCCAGCGCTCTTGGAGTTCATGCGCACGGGCGGCGGCGGCATGACGGAATCCGGGGCGCATATCAATGCCAAGTCGGCGATGAAGAACACGACCATCCTGCGCTGCGTGTCGCTCATTGCCTTCAGCATCGGGATGCTGCCGCTGCACATGCAGCGCAAGGCGGACAAATCAAAGGCCAGCGATCACCCTCTGTTTCGGGTGCTGCACCGCAAGCCGAACGCTTGGCAGACCGCTTTCGAGTTCCGCAGCCTGATGCAGCAACGGGCGCTGACGGATGGCGATGCCTTCGCGATGATCGTGCGCAGCGGCCCCCGCGTGATGCAGCTTGTGCCAATCGCGGGGGATCGGGTAACGGTTAAGCAGCGCGACGATTGGGCGCTGGAGTATGTGGTGACGCGCGGCAGCCGCGGGCCCATCACGCTCCCGCAGTCCGAAGTATTCCATCTGCGCTATGGGCTGTCAGATGACGGGATCACGGGCCTTTCTCTGGTGAAGCAGTCTGCCGAAGCCATCGGCTTGGCCCTACAAGCCGAGAAGTCCGCGGCCCGGATGTTCCGCAACGGGATGATCATCGGCGGCGCGCTTAGGCATAAAGAGAAGCTTTCGCCCGAGGCCTATGAGCGGCTCAAGGCCAGCATGAACGATGATGCGGGCGCCGAGAATGCGCACAAGTGGAAGATCCTCGAAGAAGGCATGGACCTGGTTCCAAACCAGCACCCCGGCCGAGACGGGCAGGGACTGGAGAACCGAAAGCACCAGATCGAAGAAACGGCGCGCCCCTTCGGCGTCCCGCGTCCGCTTCTGGGGGTCGACGATACGTCATGGGGCTCAGGCATCGATGTGCTGGGGCAGTTCTTTGTCCGCTATGGCCTGAACCCTTGGTTCGAGGCGTGGCAGCAGGCGATCGAACGCTCGCTGCTGACCGATCGCGAGGCCGATGAGTATGAGGTCAAGTTCAACGCCGGCGCATTGCTGCGCGGGTCCATGAAGGATCAGGCGGAGTTCTTCGCTAAAGGGCTTGGCGCAGGCGGTCATACGCCATGGCTGCACCCCGAAGAGCCGCGCGAATGGATGGACCTCGAGCGCCGGAACGATCTGCCGGCGGCCCTGGGCCAGCAAAAGATAGGAGGGCAGAATGAGCCTGCGTAAACTTCCCGAGATCAAAGCGTTCAAAGCCCTCTCCAACATGGAATGGCAACCGCGCACTGATGTGGTCGACCGCTGGAACGCGGGGATCCACGCGGCCACAAGCGATGAGGCATCGATTTCCATTCTCGGCGAGATCGGCGGCGGAGACTATGGCGACGGTATCACGTCCAAGCGGATCGCCGGGGCGCTGCGCTCGATCGGCGAGCGTGACGTTCGGGTCGATATCAACAGCCCGGGCGGCGACTTCTTTGAGGGCGTGGCGATTTACAACATGCTGCGCGAACACAAGGCCAAGGTCACAGTGAATGTGCTGGGCCTTGCCGCGTCCGCCGCTTCGGTGATCGCCATGGCCGGTGATGAAATCAAAGTCGCAAAGACCGGATTCCTTATGGTCCACAACGCCTGGGGCATCACGATCGGCAACCGGCACGATATGCAGGCGGCAGCGACGATGATGGAGCCCTTCGACCGGGCGATGCGGGATCTATACGCCGAGCGCTCCGGATCGAAAGCCGAAGACGTTGAGGCATGGATGGATGCTGAGACGTTCTTCACTGGTGAGGATGCGGTGAAGACTGGGCTCGCCGATGGGTATCTTTCCGATGCCGAGATCGAGCAAGACAAAGACAACGGCAAACGTGCTTCGGCCATTGCCAAGATTGAGGCCAGTATGGCCGCACAGGGATTGTCCCGCCGGGAGCGCCGTAGCCTCCTCGCGGAACTGCAAGGGGGGGCTGACGTATCGCCTCCTGACGTCATGCCGAGCGCTGACATCATCGCCGCGCTTCGCGGCAACACCGAAAAACTGAAAATCTAAAGGGGTTTCAAATGAAACACTTCAAACAACCCGTTCGCGGGCTTGTCGGTGTGCGCGCTGATGCCAGCACCGATATCAAGGCACTGATCGAAGAGCAGGGCAAGACCTTCGAGGCGTTCAAGGCAGCACACCAGAAGGAACTGGAAGACCTGAAGAAAGGTATGGGCGACGTGGTCCAGTCTGAGCAGGTTGACCGGATCAACACGAGCGTAGGCGAACTTCAGGCGGCCATCGATGCGGCCAATACCAAGATCGCAGCAATGTCACTGAGCGGTACCGGGCCGGATGCGGTGAAAGATGCGGAATACACCGAAGCCTTCCAGGCGCATTTCAGCAAGGGCCAAGTTCAGGCCAATCTGAACAAAGGTGCCGATCCTGAAGGCGGGTTTCTGGCGCCGGTGGAATGGGACCGCACCATCACCGACAAGCTGGTGGAAGTCTCGGCCATGCGCTCGATCGCCTCGGTGCAGAACATCTCCACGGCCGGGTTCACCAAGCTGTTCAACCTGCGCGGCACCGGCTCCGGCTGGGTTGGCGAGGAAGAGGCGCGCCCGGAAACCAGCACGCCGACCTTCGGCTCGATGGTGATCACCCCCGGCGAAATCTACGCCAACCCCGGGGCCACGCAGGGGATGCTCGATGATGCTGCGGTCGATCTGGAAAGCTGGTTGGCCAATGAGGTCCAGACCGAGTTCGCCAAGCAAGAAGGTCTGGCCTTCGTCGCGGGCAACGGTGTCAACAAACCGAATGGTTTCCTGAGCTACGCAACCGGGGCCGCAAATGCCGGGGCAAACCCACTGGGTGCCATCGGTGTTGATCCTGCCGCAGCGACAACCGCTGTGACCGAGGATGAGCTCCTCGATCTTATCTACGGAACGCCGGCCAGCTACACCAATGGCGCGCGCTTTGTCATGAACCGGACCACCTTGGGCAAAATCCGCAAGCTGCGTGATGCTGATGGCCGTCAGCTGTGGCAGCCATCTAGCGTTGCAGGTCAACCCTCGCAGCTGCTGGCATATCCGGTCACGGAAATGCCGGACATGCCCGACATGGCAGCCAACACCACGCCGATCGCCTTTGGCAACTTCGCCCGCGGTTATCTGATCGTCGATCGTACCGGCGTGCGCGTGTTGCGCGATCCGTTCACCGCAAAGCCTAAGGTGTTGTTCTACACCACGAAGCGTGTCGGCGGGGCTGTGGTCGATCCCAAAGCTATCCGCATCCTGCAAATGGATGACGGCGTTTAAGCCAATCGCCTCGGCCGCGATGGCCGGGGCTTCCCTCTCTAATGGAGTTGAAAAGATGAGCGACGAAAAGAAGCCAGTCCCGGAAGAGAAAAAGCCGACCGCGAAGGCCACGAAAAAGCCGGGCCCCAAAGTCAGCATGACAGCCGCGCAGGCGAAGAAGCTCGGCCTCGATCCATTCCCCTACGGCGGGAAATAAACAATGACCCCCGTCCGCGTCACAGCGCCTGCCTCTTTGCCCATCACGGTGCAGGAAGCCAAGGATCACACGATCATCGACTTTGCCGATGATGACGGTCTGGTAGAGCGGCTGATCAAGGCTGCGACAGACCACCTCGATGGCTTCACCGGTATTCTGGGCCGTTGCATCGTCAACCAGCAGTGGCGTCAGGACTATACCAGCTGGGCGTCCTGCCTGCGCTTGCCGTTCCCGAACGTCTCGGCGGTTCAGGTGGAATATATCGACGTGGACGGGGCAACTCAGACGATCGACGCAGCCGATTATCAAGTCATCACCGATCCGCGCGGCGTGCGGGTTCAGTTTCTGAGCGGTTTTGCGGGGCCCGCGCTTGAGCGGCGGTCTCTAACGCCTGTGCAGCTCACCTTTACAGCAGGCTATGGCGCGCCCGATGACGTGCCTTGGGATATCAAGGCTGCGATCTGCATGCTGGTGGCGCACTGGTATGAACAACGCTCGGCAGCTTCGGACAAAGAGCAGCGGCCCATGCCCTTCGCTGTCGATGTGCTGCTCGGTAAGCACCGCTGGGTGATGCTGTGATCGATCGGCTGGCATTTGACGCTCCGGCAGATACCGAGCCCGACGGACTGGGCGGCACAAAGCCTCTTTGGGCGGAGCAGTTCCAGCGGCGCGTGACGATCATTTACCTACGCGGCGGAGAGGCTGTCGAAGGGGCGCGGCTGGCTGGGCGTCCTGTTTACAAGATCAAAATGCGGCAGAACAGCGGGGCGCGGCAGATCACAACGGATTGGCTGGCGCGGGACGTGCGGCGCGGCAATGTTTACAACATCACAGAGGTTGACGCGATCACGGATCGGCAGTGGGTCTATCTGGTGGTTGAAGGCCGCACCGCCTGATCGAACACAATCAGGACATCGCAAAATGACAGTGACCTTAAAGACCACGGGCTTTCGCGAGATCGAAAAGGCCCTAGCTCAACTGCCGCGCGGGACATCGAAAGCCGTCGCCCGTCGCGCAATGAAAAAGGAGCTGAGGCCTGTGCTCGATATGGCAGAGGCTTTTTGGCCAGGGGCTGAGGCGGCTTTCCGCATCACTTCTGCGGTTAAAAGTAGCCAGAAGGGCGACAGTTACGCTCCCCGCGGGGCCAGTGTGACGAACATGTTTGTGGGCTCCTTTGAGCCACAAGCGCATCTTGTCGAATTCGGTACAGGCCCACGCTTTCAGAAATCTGGCAGATACGTCGGCGCGGTCAGCCCGACGCCGATGCTTCAACCTGCATGGGACGCAAACAAGCACCAGTTGCTTGAAGGCTTGGGCAAACGGCTCTGGGAAGAGATCGAAAAGACAATGGCGCGGCGAGCTAAGAAGGCGGCGAAAGGATGAAATGAAATACCACCTTCAAGCCCTTCTCTCTGGTGCTCTTACCGCCCCTGTAAAATGGGGAGTGTTCGGCCAAGAGGTCGGCGCGCAGCGCGTCTCCTTGTTTCAGTCATCCGGCATCAGGAACATGTCTCTGAGCGGCAAAGGGTTGATGCGGGGCCGGGTGCAAGTGGATTGCTACGGGGCGACTTCGGCCGAGGCGGAAACGCTTGCCCGCGGCGTCCGGGCTGTTCTCGAAGGCTATGTGGGCGGGCCGGTTCTGGGGATGTTCCTCGATGCGACGCGCGACAACGATGATGACGATGCGGGGTATCTGCCGCGCGTCTCCATGACTTTCTCGGTGACCTACCGGGACTAACCGCCGGGGCTAACCGGCAATCTTCAAACGCTATATAAGGATTGATCGCTATGGCGACGAAACAGCGTATTGTCTTTGGTGCCACGGCTGAATGGTCTGACGACGGCGGCACCACATGGACCGGCATTCCCGAAGTGAAAGGGCTCGTGGTTCCCGAAGTTGAGATCGAATATCAGGACGCCACCAACCTCGATAGCGCGGGTGGTTTCCGTGAGTACATCCCCGGGCTGAAAGACGCGGGTGAGGTCACAATTCCCGCTGGCTATACATCCGACGGCTATGAAACGGCAGTCGGCTATCAAATGGCGGGCACGTTGGTTGGTTTCCGCACGACCCTGCCAGTCGAAACTGGTCAATCGACAGGGGACACGTTTGAATTCACCGGCTACATCAACCCTGCGCTTGAGACGAACGACGTGGGCGACATTATTGCCATGAACCTCAACATCCGTACCAGCGGTGCGGTCACGTTCATGAAAGGCACTGCTGCAACATGATCTCAGGCGTAACACGGCAGATCGCTGGGAAGAGCGAGACTTTCCGCATGACGACCCGCGCCATGATGGCGATTGAAGATCGGTTCGACAAAGGGCTGATCGAGGTCTTGCAGGGGTTGGAAACAGGATTCCGCATTTCTGATATTGTGACGCTTGTCTCGGAGTGTGCTGACGATGGTGCGGGCGTCGATGTGGGCCGCGCCAGCCAGCTTGTCGACGAGATTGGCGTGACCGAAGCGGGCAATCTGCTTGGCGAAGTGGCCGAGGGAGCCTTCCCGGAGGCTAAGAAAGGAAAAAACTCGAAAAGGGCGGTCCCCCCGAAGAAATAGGCTGGACCGCCCTTTTCCGAAATTGGGTTCTGGCGGGCCAGCCGCCCGCCAGTTTCCAACACCACACTTTGCGCGAAATCTACATCATCACCGAGGCTTCAACCCTGCGTGATGCACGCCTCGCGTGGCAACAGGCGCAGTATGCGCGGTTCGCCTTCCATAGCCCCAACAAGATGCCGGAATGCCCTACAGGGCAGGCGCAGCAGTCAAATGATCAAGCTGATGCAGTCTATGTTCGTGCGTGGATGAAGGCGATGCACAACAGTTCGAGGACAAAGAATGGCCGTTGAAATTGGCGCCCTGCGCGCACTTCTTAGCCTAGACAGCGCGGCCTTCGACAAGGGGGCTAAGCGGGCGCAGGCATCTATGAACGGCCTGCAAAGATCGCTTCACAAAACCAGCCAGCGAATGCGCTCCATCGGCAAGACCATGACAAAGCGCATGACGCTGCCTTTGGCGGGCGTCGCGGCGGTTGCAGTTAAATCGTCGCTGACGACTATTGACGCTCAATCAAAGATGGCGCAATCGCTCAACACCTCCACGCGCTCTATGCAGGTGCTAGAGCGGGCAGCGGATCGTGCGGGCATCTCTGCTGGGGAACTTGAGCAGGTCGGGCGGCAGCTCACCAAGCGCCTTTCGCAGGTCGCGGCAACGGGCAAGGGGCCAGCGGCGGGGGCTCTAGAAAAGATCGGTCTCAGGGCGTCTGACCTTGCTGATATGGACCTTGACCAGAAAATCGCGGTGATTAACCGGGCGATCAAAGAGACGGTGCCGGAGGCAGAGCAGGCGGCGGTTTCGATGGCGCTGTTTGGCGACCGGGCAGGCATCATGGCGGGACGCCTAGACGCTGATACCATTGCAACGGCTTCGGATGAAATTGAGCGCTTCGGCATCGCTGTTTCGGAGGTGGAGGCGGACGCGATCGAGGAGGCCAACGACGCCATCAGCGCCATCGGGTTGGTGACGCGCGGGCTTGCTAACCAGATCGCGGTATCTTTGGCACCAACGCTGAAGACGATTGCGGAGTATATCGCAGACCTTGGGCATTGGTTTTCTAGCCTTTCGCCCGAGGTTCGCAAATTCATCGGCATTGGCGCGGCTCTAGCGGCAGTGATCGGGCCGCTCGCAATCGCTCTTGGTTTCGTCGCAGCGGGCATCGCGGCGCTGGCGTCACCCATCGGCCTGGCGGTGTTGGCCTTCGGCGCAGTCGTTGGGGTGGCCGCTGCGGTTGCAGCGAATTGGGACAAGCTGGTGGAAAAATTCCCCATCCTCGAAACCGGCCTGAACATGCTGAAGTCGGTGTTCTCCTCCGTATGGGAGGGCATCAAGGGGATCGTCAATGGCGCGACCCAAGTGATCGAAGGAGCGATCAAGCTGATCGTGGGTGTCCTGACCAACGACCTGAAACTCGCAATTTCTGGGCTAACCGGAATTTGGGAAGGATGGGAGGCAATCTCTGAAGCGGCTGTGAATGCTGTTCTGGGGATTATGGAGGCGGTCGTACCGGGGTTCCGGCAGACGGTCGCAGATATCATCGCGGTCGTTTCGGCGCTGCCCGAAAGGCTCAAGCAGTGGGGCATGGATGCGATACAAGGCTTTGTGGATGGCATTTTTGAGAAATGGACCGCGCTAAAGGAGAAGGTCACATCAATCTTCTCCTTGCGCGATGTGAATGCCGAAACGGCGGCTGCTGGCCGTGCAATAGGCCGCGACTTAGGTGCCGGCCTTGGGGTTGGTCTGGCCGAAACCCAACCGGGGCTTGAACAGCAGACCCGCGATTATATCAACGCGATCGAAGGCGCTGCGCGTGACGAAACCGAAACGCAGTCGCCCTCGCGGGTTTGGATGCGCCTTGGTCGTGACCTTATGGACGGCTTAGGTGTCGGAATCGCGGATGGTGCCCAAGCGGCGGCAACATCGGCAGCGACGGCGGCGAACCGAGTCACAGCAGCGGCCAGCGCGGCACAGCCTGCCCTCAACACAATGCCGGATAAATTGCGGGAATCTACATCTGAGGCAAACACCTTGGGCAATCGCTTGGCGGGCATGTTGTCCGGTGCAGCAAAGGCGGCTTCTTCGTTCTCGGACTTTTTGGGGAATATCCTGAACCAGCTTAGCGATATGTTTCTGGATCAGGCATTCCAAAGCCTTTTCGGCGGAAACGGCAGCGGTGGGTCTGGTGGGGGCGGTGGCTTCCTCGGCGGCTTGATTGGTAGCTTTGCGGGCATGTTCGATAAGGGTGGCCGCATCCCATCGGGCCAGTTTGGGGTTGCCGGGGAGAATGGGCCGGAGATCATAACTGGCCCCGCAAATGTCGTTTCTACCCGTGACACAGCGGCCATCGGGGGCGGTGGAACGTTCAACATTTATGTGAGCGGGGCGCGGGGAAACACGGAAATTCGCGAGATGGTTGCCGAAGGTATCCAGCAGGCGCGCGGCGGCATTGTTAAGCAATCGGTCGGCTCGGCGCAGAGCTCATTCAAACGAAGCAAATCAGCGTGGTCGCCATCATGACAGAGGTTATCGCGTGGCCTCCTTTTCAGCTTACGGGCTGGGAACTGGCCGAGGTATACCCGCAATCGCGTTCTGTCGGTCTGATCGAAGGAAGGTCGCGCACATCTTCGGCGCAGCGGGCGCGGCGCGTGGCAACCGCCAACGTCACAGGCATTGGCACGGACCTTGCGGGCGCGGGCTATGTGCGGATGCTCAACCGCATGTGGGCGGGCGGGCCGCAGCTTGTAAGGGTGCAAGCTCGTTCTGCGCTGTGGTGGCTCTATCAGGGGCAATACGACCTTCGCGCTGATATTCTCGAGTGGACCGATGGCGGGACGGAACTGCTTTGGACTGCAGGCAGCGCGGGGCTGCTCTGGAATGAGGGCGAATATGCTCTAAGCGGCGAGCCTTCCACAGATGGCGGATGGCACAGCTTGACTGTTACAGGGCTACCGCCTTCACGGATCGTAGCGCGGCCTTCTGAGATAATCAGCGTTACGGACGGGGTAAGCACAGAAGCCGCCTATGCGCTTCGGGTGACACGATCCGACGCCGCAGGCAGGGCTACCATTCGGACGGACAAGGCCAGCGCCTTCACGCTGTCGGGGCTAGTGGGCATTGGCAACCGTGAAAACATCGTCTTTGAGGCCGTGAGCGTTCCCCGCACCGTGCAGGGCTTATCCGGCTCGTTCGGTTTCCAGTGGGACTTCCGCGAGGTCTTTGAAGACGAATACGCTGACGGCTGGTCGGAGGTCGATCCATGGGACTGACGCGCGGCGCTTCTGCGGAGCTTATCTCGGCTTTGTCCGGGCATTTTCACCCGGTTGTTCTCACAGAAGCCGATTGGCCGGGGGGAATGATCCACATTCATTCCGGCGTGGGCGAAATGTCGTGGGATGGGCAAACGTGGCTGGGCGCGGGCAAGCTAGTGCAGTTTCAGGCACCGGAAGAAGCGGGCGGTCTGTCAGCATCTGAGGCATCGGTGAAGGTTGCCGCCACGGTTGAGGATATGCTGGCAGAGCGGGGCAAGATCATCCGCAACCGCTCTATCCGCGTTTGGTTCGGTGCGACGACGACAGCGGGCAGCAATGTGCTTGTGGCTGATCCGGTCTGGCTGTTCTCCGGCTACTTTGACAGCCGCACAGGCTCCATGACGCGGGCAGGCGAAGACCTCTCGCACGATATGGTCTTGGGCATAGGCACCGGGCCGGGGGCGCGTCTCTCAGCCTCGATCACTCATAGCTATGAAGACCAGATCAGCAGATACCCGACCGACACGGCAGGGCGGCATGTGCAGAACGCTATTAAACGACGGTACAACCCTCAAAATTGGCCAGAGTAACGCCGCGGGCTGCGTTTCACGCGGCTTTCAATTACATGAGCGGGCCGTTCGCTTGGGGACTAAGGAGCGACTGCACAGCGGCGTGTGTGGCATTTGAGGCTTTGCACGCTGTCGATCCCTTAACGAATGCCACTGCAATCTATCACAGCGCCCTTGGGGCTCATCTCATCCTGCGCCGCGCCGGCGGTTATCTGGCGTGGAGCAGGGCCACCTTTAACCTGCCTGATACTGACGACCCTCAATCGGGCGATCTGGCGCTTATCAAGAGCGCGGACCCCTTGGGCGCAGCTTTGGCGATCTGCATTCAACCCGGCGAATACGCTGCAAAGTCGGAGCATGGCCTGGCCATCGCCCCTGCTAAATTTCTGGGAGCCTGGACTTGCCATTCGTAGTGCCCGCAATCATCAATCTCGGCACGGCCCTCATCACAGCGGGGGCCAACGCTCTGGTTGGACTTGGGTTGAGCGGCGCCTCTGCTTGGTCAATCGCGACCAGTGTCGTGAATTTTGGTTTCTCGCAGCTCATCAACGCCGCAGCCAGCGCGCTCTTCGGTAAAAAGCCATCGGCGCAGGACGTGGGGCGCGATCTTTCCCAGCTTACCACGGCACCGTCTCACCGCTTCGTCTATGGAGAGGCACGGGCCACTGGGACGCCAGCCGGGACGCCGGTGAAGGGGCCGAAAATCTACGGCTGCTGGCTGCTCAATTCTCGGGCGTCTGACCTATCTACCTTCACGCTGTATCTCGACAAGCGCGAGGTTGTGCTGACCGGAGATGCATTTGACCTAACGGGGCCGGGGGCGTCCGCAGTGGAGCATCCCTTTGAAAACCATCTGAATGTATGGATATCGCGCGGCGACCATACCGCGCCGCCTACGTTGTTCACTGACGAAGCGCCGTGGGTTGAGAATGACGCGGAGCATCTTTGGAAGACAACCGACGCTTGGCTGGGGTGGACCGTGATCTGGCTCAAGCTGGACGCAGGCGGGCAGGGTGAGCGGCAAGAGCGCTGGCCCTCTAGTCCCCCGCTGGTCGAGGTGGAGGGGCGCTGGTCGAAGGTCTATGACCCGCGCGAGGCTGCGCACGCTCCCGACGACTCCGACACTTGGGAGTGGTCCGAAAATAACGCGCTCTGTATTCGCGACGCGCTGCGGCAAAACCCTATCCGGCAATATCAAGAGGATCAGCTTCACGAGTCCTTCAATTACTACGGGCCGGACGTTTGCGATGAGATCGTGGCCCTTAAATCGGGCGGCTCAGAAAAGCGGTATATCTGCGGCGGCACGTTGGTGTTCAACGATGGTGAGATCGAAGACCAGCTGAACCCGATGTTAGTTTCCGGCGCGGCCGATCCTATCCGCATCGGCGGCAAGCTGGGCTATGCGGCGGGGGAATATCGCGCCCCCAACATGACGCTCGGCTACATGCTGGGGCAGGGGTTCAGCTTTCCCGATATGGTGCCGGGTGATGAGGTGGTGAACACGCTTCGCGTCTCTTATCTGTCGCCCAATCGCGGCTATGAGACGGCGGAATTGGAGCCTTGGGAAATCCCCGGTGCGCGGGATGCTGACGGGGGCCTGCCTGCGGTCAAAACGCTGGACCTGCCATTCTGCCCCTCGGCCACGCAAGCCATGCGGGTGCGCAAGATCATCGGCCTGCGCCAGCGGCGGCAAGAGCGCATCCAAGGCGGGGAGCTGCCGCCGGAGGCGCTCAACCTCGTGGGCGGCTCGACAGTCAACATTGCCCTGCCTGCGCCTTATGACGTGCTGGATGGCGTCTATGAGGTGGAAAGCATCCACCCCGGCCTAGACCCCCTCGGGGAAAGTGGGGAGGTTGCCATGCGCCTGCCCGCATCTTTGGTGAAGCATGATCCAGCTATCTACGATTGGACCCCGGAAGCCGACGAAGAAGACGTTTTTGACGAACCTTACGACGACGAGCGCACAGGCACGGCAAGTCCCGGCGCTATCTCTGTCACCACGGGCGATGCAGTCAATCAATCGACGGGCGGCACGATCATTCCGCGCGTCCTCTTTGCTTTCGACCCCAGCACGAGCGGCGGGCTGGTAGGCTATGACTGGCAGTATCGTGAGACAGGCGGGGATTACACCACGGGCGGCGTGATCGACGTGGATGTGCGCAACGGTGATGGCAAGGTGTTCGGCTACTTGGTCGGAACGCCGGGGCAAACTTATGACATTCGAGCGCGGGCCACGGGCTCAAGCGGCCAATCGGATTGGGTGGAAATCACAGGTGCCACACCAGTTGTGGACATTGAGATAGATCTGCCGACCGAAGGCGCGGCGGTGGGCGGGGCAGGGGAAATCACCTCCAGCTTCCGCACCCCGAATGACCCCGACTTCCGCGCGATGGAAATCTGGGGCAGCGATACTGACGACACCGGCGCGGCTTCTCTGATCGGCACGGCCATCTACACCAGTCAAAACACAGTCGTCAGCATCACGGAAAGCAGCCTTGGCGCATCCGTGACCCGCTACTACTTCGCCCGCTCGCGCGGGGATTACGCAAGCGCATCGGCATTCACCGACAGCGTATCGGCAACCACAGACCCTTAATTATTGGAGGCGATTATGCCCGCACCTGAATTTACGCTGCCCACCACCGGGACTTCGCCAAAAATCGCGACCCGCCACGGGCTTGAGGCCGGTATCAACGCGGTATCGCAGGCGCTCTTTGATCAAATCGGGGCCATTTCAACCGGCTTGAAACCTGTGGGCAATTGGGATGCGTCGAGTGGCTCTTTCCCAAGTGGGGCGGAGCGCGGCACGTATTACATGGTCAACGTGGCTGGCACGGTGGACGGTGCAGCGTTTGCAATCGGTGATTGGCTTATCCCGCTGGTCGATGGGCCGGAAACCGGGACATATGCCGACAACTGGTTTCGCGGGGATTATTCTAAGGTTGTGCCTGCCAAACCTGATAGCGCGGCGGCGTTCGCGGCGGGTTCAGATGTTTCGCGCGGCCCCGGTGCGCTCTGGGAAACGAAGGACGGCTACCGCTACGAGGAAGTCACCACAGGCGAAGACCTGACCAACGCGGCGGGCGTGAAGTTGAATGTTCTGCGCGCCCCGAATGCAGGCATGTTCCGACCTGAGCAGTGGGGTGGAACAGAGGCAAGTCACATCAATAAGGCGCAAGAGGCGGCGTTAGACGCAGGCGGCTTTCCAGTGCAGCTTATTGGGCCCTCCTACAATATTAATGAGCCGGTTATTATCCAACCGGGGTGCGGCCTAGTCGGGCTGGGGTCAAAGGGCGTCGTTTTGCGTCTCGCAAATGGCGTGAACGATGATTCGATCCGCACGGCTGATTTTGCCACTTTGACAGGCTCAAATGATTGGTTGGTATCAGAGGGGGTGCCGACAGGTTTCCAGCTTAAAGGCTTTACGCTCAACGGGAACAAGGCGAACAACGCAGCGGGTGCGGGCGTCAAAATTTACGGGAAGCGCTACTTTGCAGATGATCTGATCATTTACGATGCAAAGGGTGACAGTTTTTATACAGAATGCGCCCTGAAAGGCGGCCAAACTGAATATGACGACTTGCCCGAAACCTCTGTAACTAACATTTACATGTGGCGTGGCGATGCGCGAGGGTTTGCCTGCTTCGGGCCGCACGACGGCTACATTGACCGCATCTACTCTGCGGTTCATGCTGGCGATGGGGTTCTGTTTGGTTCCGACTTTGCCACGAATAACGGCGCGACCGATGTTGGTTTTATTCACAGCTACGCCAACCTTGTGGGGATCAATATCGAAACCCGCGTGAACGCGCTCTATCTGCAAGTTGAAAGCAACTATGCGGAGGGCCTGATCGTTGATAACTCGGACACGACAATTGGCCAGCTTCGAGCGTTCAAGAATTTCCGAGAGTTTGAGGCTACAGAGGCTGCGCAGGGTGATGCGTCGGTCTGGTTGAAAGGTGCTACCAAGATCGGGCAGGTGATGTCTCGAACAGACAATGGAGGCACCGCTTTGAAGGTAACAGGGTCGGGTAGTCATGTCGGACATGCCGAAATTCATGGCGAAAACAACAACGGCATTGGCTTGGACCTCGATGCAAACCAATGCGACATTACCGCTCGTATTTTTGACTTTGACGGCGGCACTGGGACAGGTGTGCGCGTTGGTGCGTCAGGATCAGTAAACGGAAATACTCTCAACTTCACATCGCGGGCCTGCGACGAGCACTACAACAACGTCAGCGCAGGTTCTAAATCCAACCGGGTCGATGGTGATATTTTCACCCTAGCGGGGGAGGTTGCCGTGGCTGGGCAAGTACCCGATGTGACTGAGCGGTATGACATCACGTCTCGCGGCGACACTGACAAGGCGACAAAGCGTCGAGGAGCCGCCACTATACCCGACGCGACCAACTTTGTCACAATCACGCATAGCCTTCTGTACACCCCCGGCGTGGATGATATTTCTGTGACCTTCTCAACGGCCTTGGCAACGGGGGTGACTTGGCGGGTAACTGCCCTCACTTCTACCACTTTCCAAGTTCAAACCTCTGCGGCGGTGAGTGGCGATAAGTCGTTCGGCTGGCAGGCGTCGGTCACATTCTAATGCTCCCCCTCTGCGAGCGGCTATCCCGGCGTCTTTGCCGGGGTCTTATTGGGTGGGATATGACTATCTGCGCCTATGCGTGGTGGCGTCGTGACCGGGGGTTTTGGCGTCTGTTGTAGCTGACCTTCAACCACGTGTTTCGTCTGGATAAGCGGAACTGCTGCCGCAACAGCTATGAGCGGCGCTTTCCAGGTACGATTATTTAACTCAAGGGGAATGCCGTGCTGACATTTAAGGCGAATGTTCTGGAAGAGGGCCGGGCAGCCGAGTGGCAGTCCGCTGCCCTTCTCTTGACATTCGCGCTGATCTTAGCCGTGCCGGGGGAAACCACCACATCAACGGCAGGCTTCCGCACCTTTGTCCGGCTTGGCCTAGACGATGCCGCGTTGTCTGCGCCTATCGCATTGGTGGCGCTTTCGAGAATGACGGCCCTCTATGTCAACGGCGCATGGCGGCGATCGCCGATCGTGCGCATGGCCGGTTCCATCGTGGGGGCGAGCATCTTTGCCATGATCGGTATGGCCTTTGTGTGGCCTGCTTTCGAAGGCGGCCTCAGTGTTTCTGCTCTCTCAACAGGAGGTATCTATTTCACACTGGCGTTATTCGACGCTTTGTCAGCCTACAGGAGCGGTGCCGATGTACGAATGGTCCAGCAGCTTTCTTGCCGAACTCGATAAGGAAACGGCCACCATCCTCGGCACCGGGATGGCTGCAGTGATCGTGGGTATCGCGACCGGATTGCGAGGGTTCAAAAAGGGAAAGCCTATCGCTCACGAGACGGCGCAAGCAATCGCCAAAATCAGCTGCGGTGCGCCTGAGTTGAAAACGGAGCTTCTGGCAATGCGCCACAAACACCATGAGCTGATGTTCAGCATTTCCAACCTGCAGAGAGACATCGATCGAATGTCCGAACTGCTTACGCGGGTCGAGGACCGAACAAGACGGCACTCGGCTGAATAACTAGCCACTTCACATTACCAACCTCACGCCCCGTCTGCGGGGTTTTTTGCATTGGAGAATGCCGATGAACCGTTACCTCCTTGAAAACTGGCGGGCGGTCCTGCGCTCGTATTCCTTTGTCAGCATGGTGCTTGGATTGGTCGCGTTGCTCGCCCCGAATGCGCTTTATGGCTTGCTCAAGATCGAGGCGGATCCATACCCCCTCGGAACGGCCGCACTGGTTTTTTTCGCCTTCGGCATCGCCGGCCGGTTCGTCCGGCAGATTCCCGAAACACGGACGGGCCGCCGGCTGATCTTTTGGACAGCTTTCCTGTTTGGCGGCCTCATGCTGGCAAAGTCCATCGGCGGCGCGCTGGTCGACAATGCGATTCTGCCTGTGCTGGAAGAACGGGTGAGCCTCGAGGCGCAGATCATCCCGGCCATGGCGTCGAAACCGCGGCCTCCGTCAATCCCTGCACCGCAGGTGGCCGAAGATCCATTCGATGAGATTGCTTTCCGGCTTATCGCCAAATGGGAAGGCAAGAGAAACAACGCCTATCGCGACATCGTGGGTGTCTGGACGATCTGCTACGGCCATACGCGTACCGCCGGGCCCGGCCAGTACAAAACCGATGCCGAGTGCAAAGCGTTACTGGTCAAGGAGATCGCAGAGTATCGCGATAAGTGGATGGGCTATGTCAAAGAGAAGGCGCAGACCTATTGGCTGCCACCTACTCGAAAAGCTGCCTACACCAGTCTCGCGTTCAATGTCGGTTGGCATGGCGCGGGCACCAGCACCGCGACCCGTCGGCTTAATGCCGGCGACATAGCGGGCGGCTGCGAAGCCATCAGTTGGTGGAACAAGGCGGGTGGTAAAGTCGTGCGGGGCTTAGTCCGCCGCCGGACCGAGGAGGTCGCTCTGTGTTTGGTCTAGGCCACCTGCAGGCGCAGCTGATAGCCAGCGGGGTAGGGGTAGCGGTCCTGATTGGCGTGGTGGTCTGGCTGAGAGCAGATGCCGCCGATGATCGCGAGCGCGGTCTGCGCGCCAATCAGAACGCCAACCGCCTTCAACACATCGAGGACTCGAAAGGAACGCAAAATGAGATTGAAAATCTGTCTGATACTGATCTGGATCGCGCTCTCTGCCGGGTCCTGTCTACCGCCGCCGAATGTGAGCGGAGACGCGCTGTTCAGGGACGTGAGCCAGCGGCCTCCCAAGGCGCTGCCGGAAACGATTGAAGCTATCGCGCAAGATCGACCGGTGGCTGAGTGGATCAT